TGAGCAGACACCAGCCGCTGGCGTGCGTCATGCCGAGATTCCTCGCGCCGTTTTGATTCCACGCCCGGTCGGTGGTGATGCGGTACAGCTCGATCTCGATGCCCACGTCCCGAATGTGCGGCAGCGCCGGATCACGCTTGCTGCAATCGTCCACCAGGATGACGCGCCAGCGGTCTTTGCGCTCGTACCGCTCCCACTCCTCAAGGTGCAAGTCAAGCATCCCGCCGTTCTCGAAGTACGCCATGACAATCGTGATCACTTGCGAACCTCGCGCCGCTTGATGTCGAGCGTCACGTCCTCGCCCTCGATCCAAGACTCCTGCCGGTGTTTGGCGTGGTAGACGTACAGCCCGTCGATCCGCACGATGGCCCAGCCTGCCCGCCGTAGCTTGGCGCAGTATTGCCAGTCTTCCCGAAACATGCCGACGCCTGGGAATCCGCCGACGGCGCTCCAAGCCTGCTTGTTCACCAGCATGAAGAAGCCGCTAGCCTTGTCAATGTCGGTCAATCCGTAGCCGTACTGGCTGTGGATGTTCCGCGCAATCTGCCGGTGCTCGTCCATGGTCTCGGCACCGCTGATCCACTGCTGACCGGTCTTGTGCGGAGCGTTCGTCCAGCACGTCGCCAGTCCGAAGCGGCGCTGTTCAATCGCCCGCTGGCACAAGTGATACCAGTGCGGATTGAGCGCCAGCATGACGTCATGGTCGAGGAACAGCACCCACTCGCACGGAGTCGTCGCCATGATCCGGTTGTAGTCCTGCCCCAACCGACCGCCCGGCTCGTAGGGAATCCGCACGTCTATCTTTGGGCCATACACCATCGGATCACCTCTGCCGCTTTCTCGTCCTGCTCCAGCCATTCGCCCGTGATGACAGCCCGCAATTGCTCACGTTCGGCCCGTGCTTGCTCGATCTCGGCCTCGCAGGTGGCGATACCCGGATACGGGAACACGCCGCCGATCGGCTCTGGCACGATCACGTCACAGCCGCAGAGTGCAGCCTGTACGGCGAGGAAGCTCGCGCCATCGTAGCAGACGAACCGCTGATGACGATTGAAGATATCCGCCAGCGCCCTCGGTCCAAGCCCACGCGGTATCTCGGTCCCTCGCTCCTCGATGTGTTCACGCTTGATGCCTTGATGCTCCGCCTTGCGGTAGGTCCAGCATGTGCCGGATCGCGGCTCGCGGTGGTCGAAGAACAGGTCCAGACGCGGATCGGTCACGCGCAGATACGGCCCCGGCCCGAACTGCTCGCTGTAGTACAGCAGGATGCCGTCAGTGTCCCGCGTCGGCGTGTACAGCATCCACCGGGCGAAGTGTCGCGCCTTCCACGGATTGCCCGAGATGCTGTTGTGGTAGATCACCAGATCGTCCGGCAGACAGTGATCGGTGACCTGGCTGTAGTAGCGATCACACAGCGCCCAGTGTTTGCCATGCGGGCGCAGGTAGGCGTCGATGCCTTGGCGCAGCAGGCTGTCACAGAGCTTGTGCAGCACCATGTGACCGCCCTTGGCCTCGTTGTAGCCACGGGCGGCGATTACAACGCGCATGACAGCCCCTCGCATCGCGTATCCCGCTGACCGATCACGCGCCCGCGATCCACCACAATCGTCCACGGCTCGACGTCGCGGGTGATGAACGCACCAGCGCCAACCGCCGCCCCTTCGCCGACCGTCACGCCAGGCATGATGACCGCATTGGCACCGATGATCGCATGACGCCCGATCGCAATCGGAGCAGCGTGAACGCGGGTGAACCGCTCCGGCACGGTCGGGTTGGTCATCCATGCCCCACTGTAGTCATCGCTCTTGGCGTACAGGCGCACACCGCCAGACAGGCCGGAGAACTCGTGTAGTGTCACTTCACCGATGATGGAGCAATGGCAGGCAACGTGAACGTATCGCTCGATGGCGATGGTTCCGGACAGCACGGCGAAGTCATCGACTCGCGCTGTCTCGTGGACCGTCAGCCGACCGTAGACACTGGCGCGACGGGAGATCATCGATAGGCCTCGTGCAGGCGCAGGTCAGGGTACGGCAGGCACAGGTCCGGAAGATCGATGCCCAGGCCATTGGCGTCAAAGAATTGCGGCATGAGATGCAGGCCTTGTGCTGCGAGGCTCGGCAGCATCCAGCAGTTCCAACCGAGCTGGTCGAAGGTGTCGATGTGGTAGCTGATCGGATTGCGCCCGGACATTCGCGCTCGACGAAACCAGGCGTCGGCCAGCGGGTCATCGTGCAGGATCGCGCCGCCCTTCCCCAGCTTCAGCCGCTTGTGTGGACCGGTGAAGCTCACGCACTGGAATTGCTGCGGACGATACATGCCCGACGTGAACCGCAGCGCACAATCCCACACCGGCGTCGGGTCCAGCCGGTACGCGCCCGTCAGATGGTCAGAGCCGATGTCGTAGAACTGGACTCGACCGCCTGCCTGGATGATCGTGCAAGGGACGCTCATGTAGGTCCGATTGGGAACGCTGATCGTGTAGTCCTGAATGTCGATCCAGTGCAGCGCGAGCATGAGCGCACTGGTGCATGAGTCGACCGCGACGGCGTACCGAGCGCCAGTGTACTCACACAGAGCTTGCTCGAAATCCCGCGTGACGCCGTGCATGTTTTTCACGCCACACCCCGTATGCCCTTGACCACAGGTCGGCTGATCGGGAAGCGGCGGTGCAGGAAATACCCTGCCGAGTCGGCCCAATCATCGATGGCCGGGTGACTGTCGAACTTCTCCGGCGCTCCGTCATCGTAGCCTTGCAGTTCCAGCGCGTCTGCCAGTTCTGGACACTTGGCGGCGTTGATCCGGATGCGGTCGTGCGCGAACAGCCCGTTCACGGCATTGACGCGATCCCGGATCGCGGGATTGGCCTTCGGTGCATCGACCCGGAAACCGGCTTGCTGGATGATGTCGAGGTCGCTTTCGGCGGCGTTCGTCCGCGCTGCCTTCCCGCTCGCGTCCGGGTAGACCGTGATCTGGTGATCGCGGTAGCGAGCGAGCCGCGTGCAGAAATCGCGGGTATCCTTCGCCACGAACTCACCGACCGCGACCGGAATCCGCCCGTCGACTACCCACACCGTCGCGCAACAACCGCCCACGTTGAAGTCAATACCCACATGCAGCCGCTCGCCGGGCGTCGCCTCGCGGTCGGTGTCGTGCTTGATCCGGTCATATGCGTGATACACCTTGTCGCGCGTGAAGCTGACGAACTGGCCACGCAGGTAGGCGTCGACCAGCACCGGATCGTACTGCGCCACCAGGCTGGCAGCGTAGTCGTCCGGCAGAAAGGGATTGTCGTAGGTGCTGGCGCGGATCAGCAGCCAGTCATCGTCGGATGACTTGCCCCATCGCTCGAACGTGAAGCCATTGACGCCCTGGTCGGGTGTGCTGACATTCCCGATGGAATTGCCGCGTTGCGTTTTCTGGCGCGTGCGCTCGACGGCTTTCTGCCAGACACCGCGTGCTTTCTCACGCGGTAGCGTATCCAGCTCGTCAAGAATGGTATGCGCTGACTCGAAAGCAATCCAACGTTGCGGATTATCGTAGGAACGAAAGTAAATCTTCCCGAATCCGTGAATCTGGATCGACCATTCGGACTTGTTGAGCGTGTAATCCAAGCCGATTTCATTCAGGTCTGCTTCAACGCCCGGAATTGCCCGCAGGCGCAATAGATCGTAGGTGGGCATACCGAGCAGCGTATTGATCCCAGGCTCCGTCACCATGAGGTACACCAGCCGCATGGTCGCGGCTTTGGTCTTGCCGGAGCCGTAGCCGCCGACGATGGCTGGGTATCGCGCTTGGCTGGCGACGAATTGCATCTGGTGGCTCAGGAGCGTGATGTTCACGGCTTGGGCAATTCGAAACTAATGTTGATTGGCTTTTCTGCCTGCGCTTTGTCGTCTCCGCGGTCATGCCAATTAAATCGATTGGCAAAATACAATTTCACCAGCGGCGCGTTGACGTCCCGCGAATACATCATTTTCTGCAATTCGCCTTCCCAATACGCCTCGCCTGCCTGCTTGCCTCGCGTCAATGCATTGCGAAACTCAGGATGCGCGTCAGCCCAGCGGTACACCGTCGACGTGTCCACGCCGACATCGTGCGCGAATTGCAGGACCGACCGACCGGCAGACATCGCCTCGATGAGCTTGGCTGGCATCTCCTTCGTGTACTTGGTCGGTCGTCCAATTTTTTTCACGGAACCAACACCCTCCACGACACCGGAAACAACGGCGATAGTATCACAGACACCTTCTCGGCAAGCTCGCGCACCTCTGCCTGCGCGTGATCGTCCATTCTTTGACCACAAGAGCGAGCAAAATACGCCAGACTGCCCGTCTCGATCCACTCGGTCATCATCGACTGAGGCAAAATCGACCGCGCCTGTTCAGGCGCGACGCCCTGGGCGATCAGGTTGTCGTACAGCAATCTGCATTGGTTCTCGACGTCGCTCACCTTGCGCTTGATCGCAAACTGCTGGTGCGCGTCCAGCGGTCCGCCCGATCCCTGCTTGATCGAACCGTCAGGCCTTCGCCGCCACTCTTCGATGCGGTAGAAGCTCGGCGCATCGTCAACGTACCGGCGGCTGACCTCATTCCGCGCCACGCCGACTTGGTGACGCCACCACTGGCGGGCGACGAAGATCGGTGCACTGATCCGCAAGCTAACCTGCGGATGGCTGAATGGCGACCAGTGACCGTGCTTCGCCAGATAGGCGATCAACCGCTCGTCTGACTGTTCGAAGTAGATCTTGTGCTTGGCCATGCTCACGCGAGCGGCGTTGACGACTGCAAGATCGTCGCCCATGTGGCTTAGGTATTCGGCGTGCATCACTCGTGCTCCCGACGCTTTGCTACCTTAAAAATGTTTAGCTTAACTGCCTCCAGCACACCAGCGACGCGCGATGCTGGCATTCCTTTTCCGGCATCATAAATTGCTTCCATGATGCGCTCAAAAACAATTTCGTCCTGCGTCTTGCCGCCAAAATCAATCACATTTTCGGGTTGTTCTGAACTCATGGCCTCGCCTCCAGCGTGCTTTCGGCTTCCGGGAAAAATGGCTTGTTACTTGCCCGCAGGAAAAGAACAGTCTCTGCCCACCAAAATCCGTCGCTCCATTCCGGTTTAGCCCCATACCACCACCAGCTTCCATCCTCGTCCTGCGCCAGCCAATTTGCCCACTCCGGCGCATCGTCCCACGACGGTTTCATGGTC